GGTTGTTGGGAAACGGAGTTGTCCCAGCCGTCGCAGCAAAAGCATGGACTGAATTAAGCAAACGATTTGAATGAACAGTAGGAACAAAGGAGCGAGAGGCGAACGTATGTGGCGTGATCAACTTAGAGAAGCGGGGTTTGATGCTATCCGAGGATGTCAGAATGCTGGCAGAGATGCTGGCGGTGGAGAAGCACCTGACATCATTTGCCCCAGTCTGCCAGGTCTGCATCACGAGGTTAAATTCGTAGAGAAACTAAACATCCAAAATGCGATGGATCAGGCAGTCAGAGACGCAAAGCCACATCAGATCCCGGTAGTGGCGCACAAGAAGAAGAATTGCGATTGGCTGATAACTGTAAAAGCTGAGGATTGGTTAAAGCTAATTAAAGAAAGTGATTTGGTAGTATGAACAATTTGGCGGGTGGTTTGGTTGGTTTCCGTTTCTCCCGCCGCCTCAACCTAGTTTTTAGCTTTTCTGGGTTGGGGCAACAATTTCCTACGGGAATAAACAGAAAGACTAATAAGACAAATGATAATATCAGAAATGAAAACTGAGTTCGAACTGACACCAACAGGCCCACAGAATTGTGTGTGCGTTGATGTCATTGATTGTGGCGAGGCATATGGCATCGAGGCTGATCCCAAGTCTGGGATGAGACTTGTTCCATCTACCAATCCACAATATCCAAAAGCCAAGGCCAAAGTGCGTCTGATGTTTGAATCAGACAAACTAATGGAGGACGGAAGACCATTCATCATTGATCGCACATTTAGTGCTACATTGAACGACAATGGTCATCTCAAGCCATTTTTAGACAGTTGGGGGGTAGAGTTAGAGATGACTCCTGCTGGTCCTGACATGGTTAAGTCATTGGTTGGCAAAACTGCGCTAATCAACATTGTGCATAATCCTGATAAAGTAGATCCAGAAAAGAAATGGGCTAACATAGGATCAATTATGCCATCACAAACTGAGGTGAAACCATCAGGTAATTATGATCCTGCTGGAACACGAGACAGAATGAAAACCTCATACGAGAAACGCCAGTCCTCACCATTCTAATGATCATCCCACTGCCTAAGAAAGCTAACGCGCAATCGTCAAGCCAACATTGGTACACAATGGATGGGAATGCGTGTCATCGGCAGTCAGATGGTAAACCCACTACTCTTAGACATGCTAGGAAACAGAATCTTGTTCCTAGTGTGTCTGGGATACTGGGTATGATTGAGAAACCTCAATTAACCAAATGGAAAGCTGATATGATGGTGCGTAAATGCATCGAGAACCCATACAAGCCTGGTGAGGCTGAACAAGACTACATTGACAGGATGCATGGTTTTGCCAAACAGGATAAGAACGAGATCCTAGGATTTGGCACTAGAGTGCACAATGCCATTGAGATGTGGAATCTAGGTAAATATGACGAGGCCGAAGATCCTGAAATATTTCCATACTTAGACACCTACATAAGATGGGCACAGAAGAACCTCAAGCGCGTGATCGCAGCAGAGAAGACTGTTGTGAATAAGAAGCTAGGTTACGGAGGTACAATTGATCTGATTGCTGAGGTTAATGGGGTCAGAGGTGTGTGCCTCATTGATTATAAGACACAACGCTGGAACGCTGAAAAGAAACCATCATTCCACGATTCATGGGTGTGGCAGTTGGCGGCATATAGGAAAACAATGAGGCCAAATCCTAACTGCATAAGTCTGGTAATAAGTGCCACAGATCCTAGACCAGTCATTGAGAAGAGATGGACACCAACCGAGCTACAAGCGGCATGGAGGCTATTCTGTGCAGCTAACACAATCTGGCAAGAATCAAAGAAATACACTCCTAATCATGAGTTTAATCAACCAAGCAATAACTGAGGAAGAGGCTAAAAGCATGGGTGGTGTGGCGATATCGTTCCCATGCCGCCAACAAGATGAACTGTGGATAATTAATAATATGATAAAAGATTTAGAAAGAAATGGAGACAAGTGGGTGGTGGTTAAAGCTACCTACAAAACACGAGGAAGCACTGGCAACTTTGGATCACCAGCATTGGAGTTATGGAAACTGAATTGAAACTATATCCAGCTATTCCTCCAGGCGGCAGTAGAGAGCTTAGGTTGCTTGCTGAGGCAGCAAGTGAGTACTGGGATATACCACTAGAGGAGTTGAAGTCAAAGGCTCGTACAATTGATTTGGTGTGGCCTAGGAACGTATGCATAACCATAGCAAGAGATGCTGGCTACACTTGTAAGAAGGTTGGTGGTTGGTGGAACAGAGACCATGGCACTGCTGTACATGCTACAAAGATGGTGCAGAACCTAAGAGACACCAGACCAGCATATGACAAACAGTTCAGACAATTCTCAGAGTTCGCCAAGAGTTATATTAAGAAGAGAAGAACACCATGAAGAGACGCTATGACATCATGCCAGTGGACTATACTTATGACGATTATATGATCTATTTCTGGCATGTAAGAAAAAATAAAAACTACAAGAAGAGAAAGACATCGCTGTAGAAAAATATAAAAACTACATTGGGAAACAACTGATAAACAATAACTTAGATGCATTTATTTCGTAATAATAGTAATAGTAGTAATAGTATATATATATCTATATATATTAATACTCTCTCTATTATCTCTATTATTGCAACTATAGCTATAGTCTAGATAACTATGAAAATATTATCATCCAAAGAAACCTACTCCTACAAGCTGCAACTGGAGACAGTCAGAGAACAGATGAAACAGATTGAGGAGAATGGAGTGTACGACATTGCTGGCAATGTGATCAGGAAAGAAGACAAAGAACAGTACAAGCAGTTGAAGGCTATGGAGCATCACCTGCGACAGTTGGCTAGTGGCATCGAGTCACCAACACCATACGAGCAACCAAAGCAGGTGGAGGCTAAACCTGAGACGAGGAGACAGATGACAGATGAGGAGAGAGAACAGTTTGCTAAAATGCTTTCTGAGACACGTTTGGCTATTACCCGCTGTGGTTACTATGATGGGGAATAAAAATTGATTGTAGGTGTATGTACGCCTCAAAGAGACTATGTTGAGTGGAGATATGAGAGAGAGATTTAAACAACTGAGCTTGAGACACACTTCAAGTCCACTCCTCCAGTGGCACCGAATGGTATGCTGAACAATAAATGGTTAATGGCTCAGGCTCAGTTGTGAATTTAGATAAATAATAATTATGGCAGCAAAGAAAGCAGCAAGAAAGAAGGCTACATCCAAGCCACCTGTGCCTGGTAAAGTGGTTAAGCTAACTGAAGAAGAAGTAGCAGAGAGAAGAAAGAATCTCGATGATCTGCACAGTGCACCAATTCAAATGCCTCCCAGTGTCTATGATGCTAGGAGAAAGCAATTGGAGAAGAATGGGACTGGTAAGATTGGGGGAAGACCAACGACCTATACTCCTGAAAGAGTAGAGTCATTTCTGAAGAATCTGAGGAGTGGACTGCCTGTGAATAGAGCAGCAGCAATGGTTGGGATCAGCAATACTGCTTTGTATAGTTGGCTAGATACCTACTCTGACTTTAGGAGTTCTCTCCTGCAAGCAGAGACAGAATACCAAGCATTTGCTCTAAGAACTGTTAACGATGGGATAGCAAATGGGGATGGGCACCTAGCCATGAAGCTTCTAGGAGCACGGTTCTCAGACGAGTATGCAACCAGCAAGAAAGTTGATGTTAGAACTCAGAAGATCGATTCAACTATTACGTCTGATCAGCTTATGCATCTCCAGTCTGCTCGTTTAAATACGGATGTTGTATCCGCTGCAAATGTTATTGGAACGGAGGAACCAGATGCATCTGATGCGAAACTCACCACTGATCCACCACCACCTGACCATCCTGCTGAAAATGACCATGGGGGTACCCATATATTGGGTGGTACCAATCCCAACACCCCACCCCCATCAAAAGCCTCCCACACGGGGGATTCTGCAAACACACCCACATAAGCACTATGGTCATAGGAGTATCAGGTAAGAAGCGTAGCGGTAAAGACACTGTAGGAGGCATGGTGATTGATTTACTTCATAACCGTAGATCCCCGCTACCTGCCAGACGAGTTGCATTTGCTGATGAGTTGAAGCGGGAGGTGTCTGAGGTGACTGGTGTCTCATTGGCTGAGATTGAGATGGATAAAGATCGCTGGAGACCAATGCTGCAATGGTGGGGGGTTGAGTTTCGCAGGTATTACAATGGGGAGGATTATTGGATCAGGCAGATGCGTTTGAACTTATGCGCTAATGCGGATGATGAAGATGGTTCTATGTTTTCAGTGATCACAGATGTGAGGCTAAAGAATGAGGCTGACTACATCAGAGATCATGGTGGTTTTCTTATTCGGGTTAATCGTGAGACTAGCAATGATGATTCTCACAGTAGTGAGACTGAGCTTGATGATTACAATCGTTTCCATCGAGTCATTGAGAATAATGGCAGTCTGGATGATTTACGGGAAAAAGTCCAAGAGGTCATGGACAGCATGAGAATAGTGGATATGTGGGGAGTTGATGCATTCACTGCTAGTCGATAACTATGACACCTCCACCTCCAGTCCATCATTTTATTCTGACCAACAATCGCAGTGGTCGTTGGTTTAGGCTCAAGGCTATTTGTTC